GATCGATCAATTGCATTAATGACTGGATTTGAAAATCTAGATCCGAATAAAGTTTTATGGTATGCAACATATGATACTGAAATTGTTTTAGCCAAAATTATTGAATATGCTGTTCGTAATGGATATGAAAAAATTATTCTCGAACACCTTGAACATGTAGATTAATAATAGTATAATTGCTGATAACTTTACATGGAGGACAAAGTAAGATAATATAATATAATATTTTACTTTATTATTAATGAAACAATTAAAAATTGGTGTATGCACATGGATAGGCAAGGGCGAAGGATGCAGGCATACTACTATATATAGCAAGTCGTATTGCGAAGATCATTACGATAGAGTATATTTTAAACTGTTTGCCGAGATGGCAAATTATGTTTTAGACAAAGAGGTAGAGCTCGTTTTACAAAATTCCATTTGACTAGATAAATTAATTGCCATATAATTATGGCAACAAAGGAATTATGATGAGCATTCTCCAAATTTTAGAAGATATTGGTTCTGACAGCAAGCGTAGTCACAAACTTTCGCTTATTACACAGCATCAAAATAATGAAAGTTTTCTAAAGGTAATAAAACTAGCTTTAGATCCATATAAGAATTTTTTCATAAGGAAAATACCTGCATATGTTTCAAGAAATACCGATGTACAAACGCTTGATTGGGCTCTTTCAGAACTTGAAAAGCTATCTAACAGACAGCACACTGGTCACGCAGGTATTGAGCATTTGCGTGGTGTGCTTGGTAATGTGTCCGCTGATGATGCTGTTGTTATTGAGCGCATTATTGGTAAAGATCTGCGCTGTGGTATCGCGGATGGTATCGTCAATGCGGTCCTAAAAGACTTTATTCCCACTTACCCTTGCTTGCTGGCTCGTGCATACGACGAAAAGAACATTAAAAATATTATATATCCTGCGTATAGTCAGCTAAAAGCAGACGGGCTCAGGGCCAATGTGTTTGTCGAAGATGGCAAAGTCACAATATGTGGCCGTAGTGGTCGAGAAATTGATTTGCTTGGTGCACTAGATGCAGCAATGATTGATCTTGCAAGTAAATTTCCCTTTGCTGTGGTGTTTGATGGCGAACTTGTTGTTGCAGATCAGGGCAATAAGATTATTGATCGTAAAACTGGAAATGGCATCATCAACAAGGCCATCAAGGGCACTATCAGCGAAGACGAGGCAAGACTGGTTCGTTTGCAAATGTGGGATGTTATTCCCGTTGCTGAATTCAAGCAAGGTAAATCCTCAATCAAGTATAAAGATCGCTTCGAATCACTAATTCATGCAATTGATCAAGACAGGCTGAACACATTGTCTTATTGGTCTATCCCGTTTAAAGTTGTTGACAACTTGGAGCAAGCAGAACAGCACTTTGAAGAAATGCTTAGTGCTGGACATGAAGGCACAATTATCAAGAATTTTGATAATCTTTGGAGTGACACTAGGTCTCGGGACCTGGTTAAAATGAAAGCTGAAAAAGATTGTGATTTGGAAATTACAGGCTGGAATCCCGGTACCGGGCAATTTGAGGGGCAGATTGGTAGTTTGATTTGTGCAAGCAGTGATAGAAAAGTTGAAGTTTCTATTAGCGGATTTAGTTTTGAACTGCGTAAGGAAATTACCGATAATATTGCCAATTTAATTGGTAAGGTTGTAACTGTAACTTACAATGAGCGCATTAAGAGTCGATCTAGAACTGATGTCGACAGCCTCTTTTTGCCAAGATTTAGTTGTTTTAGAACGGATAAACTTGTAGCAGATTCTACACACGAAATTAAATAAAAATTTTTATTTTAATTAAAAGCACACCCATAGGTGTGCTTTTTTATTGGCCCCGAATAGTACCATTCGTGATAAATAAGTATACCTAGAATAAAAAATTTTAGTAGTGCTATAGAAATTTTTATTTGATAAGAATAAAAAGTATATCCGAGAAGGGCCATCATGAATCAAAAAGACGAATTTTCAAAATGGATTTCTACAATTGAAACCGCATTATCGAATAAAAAGACAACTAATCTTGAAGAGAGTATTCCTGTAAGCGAATGTGGCTGCGGCAACTGGGAGTGCAAATCTTGCTTTCCGGATGCATATCATCAAGATCACAAAGATGAGCCCAATGAAGTATCTTTTGGTCACGATCGGGATCTTGAAATTTATCCAGACAGTAATATTGTTATTGACTTTAAAGAAAGCGGATCCTGCGGCGGTGTTGGCGCCGGCGGCATGGCACAAGTTGAGGAACAAGAATTTGCCGACAAGTGTAATGGGCAACAATCACCATTAACTTATGGCGATGAACTTGAAGAAGACGAATTTTATGGGGGTTCTGATGGGCAACAATCACCATTAACTTATGGCGATGAACTTGAAGAAGAAATGGACGGCGAACAGCTTGATCAAGCAGATGTTATAGATCAAATAATGTATTTACAGGATCTTGGCATTAGCAAGGATACCGAATTTCATTCTAGAGAAGAACTTGAGAACAACTACTCACCTGAAGAATTATCTGCACTGTTTGCTCAAGCCAAGAGAGAAGTTTCTGAAGAATCAAAACCAACTAAAACTAAAGATCGTCATTACTTAGATGATTTAGACGATAACGATATTTTAAATCCACGACAGGCACATTTACCAGCAGAATACGAACCCGAGCACACTGTTGATATTGAACCGGAAAATCAGCCAGCACAGTTACCGACAGCTTCTAGAGCAACTACTCAGAACAAACTTCGTAATATGACACCGTCCGATACAATGCGCGATTATATGAGCCGTATTGACCCCACTGCCGGTAATGCTGAACCAGAACTTCCAGATACTCCTGCCACTGAATTAGTAATTAGAACAGCTAGAGATGTACCTGCTGTTGTTAGTTCAGCCATGCAAGCAGCAGGAACTCAATCTCCGGAATGGCACACAGTGGACAATTTACCAGGCTATCAACAGAGAAATACTCGCGGCATGGGACGCCAAATTTTTAGTATGTTTACATCGACTCCGCTTGAAAACATTAAGACAATTGCTAATGTCGGAGGGCAAGGACCAAATACCAACGAAGAAATTCGTGCAGTTGCTGCATTTTTACGTGATAATGCAGAGGATCTTGGAGAAGTTGATGTTAGCCACGGTATGGCAATACCCGGATATAAGCCGGATGTAAAAGAATATAGAGCAAATGGAATTAGATTTCAAGTTGTTAGAGACCCAATGGGTCAATACATTTATGCATATCCAGATGCAGATGCAAGACTGCAAGGAAATCAAGATCAAATACAAAATAGACTAGGAAGGGATAGAGACATGCCACGATTAACAGAATCTGCAAAAGCAGGAATACCTAAACCAACACTTTTTGAACAAATTGCATGGGATGAGGAAATTAATAAAATTCTTAAGAAGACAAGAATAGCCGAATCCGAGTGCAAAACTTCAGAATTAGACGAAAGTACTCTTAGTAAAGTTATTGGTTCACAAAAAGGCGGGCAGCGATTAGTTAAGTGGCTACACTCAAAACATAAGTTGAGTAACGAAGCCGAGCTAGTACCGGCACCATTTACTGAAAGATTATTTTGGACACAATTTAAAAGAAATCCAGACGACTTTGTGATTGTTTCGTCACAAGACGGTGTAGCCGGGATTAAGCCGTCTGAAGAATACATCAAGCATATGCAAGAAAAGTATGCTAGAAAGGGAAAAGCCTATAATCCGGGTAGCGATCCTAATCTACGCTACCAGATCATGGCATTTACCGATGAAGGGGAGAAAATTGACCCCTCATTATTGCAGCAACAGCCCGATGCAGATAAAGAAGAGCGCGGAGACTTTGCAACACAAGATCCAACTGTTATTAAAGCCAGAATGGGTACTCATACCGGAAGAGATGTACAGAATCCTGATAATGTATTTAATTTATTAGCCGAACAGATTGGCCCAATTGTTACTGTATATATTACAGGATTTGAAAATGTTAAAGGCGGAGAGGAACCAAAAGGTTCAGTAGAAAGAGAAAAAATGGCAAAGCGTGCCGAGTTAGCCAAGGTAGACAAAATTCCTGAAAAAGACGCATTTCTTCAAATTTTTAAGAAAGTAAGACCTGTTCTAAAAACACTTTCTAACCAAGCATTAAGTCAAATTCAAAGAACAATGTCAAGATATATGCAAGGCGGCAACTTTGAAGGTGCACAGAAACTTGCCGGAAGTGCCAACAAGTTAAAACAATTTCTTATTAATCTAGATACATCCGGCGAGATTAATATTGACGATGCATGGGGTAGTCCAACACGTGAATTTTCAAAGGCAATTATTAGCTCCATTGAATCTGCTTCGGGATCACAACGCGGATCAACTGCCTTCCAACAGTGGCTTAATGATGCTGCCAAAGGCAATTCTGTTGCATTAAAGCCAGTTCTTGATGCCTTAAGAGAAAAGCTTGTTGCACTATCATGAACATTAGAACAAGAAAATCATTCTTAATTGAATCTGCACTATCAAAGGGTAGTCAGAAAGTTACCAATGACTCAAATCTTGTAGCAGGATTAGCTGATGCAATGCGGGACGATGCACGCTCCAATCCATCATCTTTTCCTGCCGGGTCGTCAAAAACATTCCAGAAGGCACCGGATGAAGATTTAGCAAACTGGTTTTTAGAAAACATTGATAAGATAGAGCGCGAAGGCTACGAAGGAACTGTTTACTCTCGGGACGGATTGAACAACGACTGGATTGTTAGACGATATATTGCCGGAAGTCATAACTGGGAAGATTTGACCGGTGTTATGAATATGAATCTTCGTGACTGGTATTTATTAAAGAATAGAAATTTATTAGATGCAAATCATAAAGATCTTCCAAAATTTAAAAGTGTACGAGATGTGGGGTATTATATGACCACACACTATAAAAAGGCACTAGACGATGCTAGAGATGCTGCTAAAAATGCTGCAAGAAATAAAATGGCAAAAAGTGTGAAACTGGTAGATAACGAAGACTACAGAATTTACACAACACTTAATCGTGCAGCAGGTTGCGCCCTTGGTCTCGGAACACAGTGGTGCACAGCAAACTCAAATTATCCAGGTCATTATCATACGTATAGTAATCGTGCTATGTTATTTCAAATGTTCCCGTATAAAAAAGTCAAAGATGCAGAAGGTAAAACAACACCAGAAACTACCGAAGATGGTAAAAAGGTAATCAACGATACAACAAAGTATCAATTTGATGCCGGTGGCCCTAATTTTATGGATATTACAGATCGTCCGGTAGCACCGGCATTTATTGCAGAAACATATCCTTATCTATATACAGATTTGTCAACTGCATTAAAGCAGAATAAAGATAAAATGGAACAGGCATTTAAAGAATTATCGGGCGATCCTACATTGCAAGCAGATGACTTTAAAATTAAAACTTATGAAATTGATGATGAAATTAAAAAATTGAATAAGTTTGTAGAGCGCGGATATTTTACAGATAAAGTTCGATCAAAAGCAAAGGCAGATCAGGAAAAGAACGCAGAAACTCCTGAAACTCCAAAACAAGTTACACAATCACCCCCGCAAGGAGAACCACAAATGGAAAAAGTAGACAAAGACGTAGCAGCAATGCTCAAATCATTAAAGAAATACGACCAACTAGTGGAATCAGTTGCTCCTGTTCTTGGTATGAAGACACTAACTGGGCAAAAAATGGAAGAAAATTACTTCCACAATCCATATCTCCCAGCAGACAAACAATTACCCGCTCCACCGGAAGAAATAGAGATGGACATTGACGAGGGAGATATGGAAGAAGGCAATGAATTTAGCGGCAAGTTAGCTAAAGCTAAAAGTCAACATCAAGATGAATTTACCGTTGATGGCAAAACCTACCCTGTTACAGAAGAAATGTCACCACAGTCTACATATGCAAGTGTAGGCCCTGCTGGATATGCTGCATTGATGAAAATGTCAGAGATGCCAGGGCTAGAAATTGATCCCGATGAGGATACCAAAATGGCTACAGTGACAGTATTGTCTAAATTATATCCTGGTTCTGTAAAAGCATTACAGGGATTAATGCAACAAAAATTAATAAAACCCGTAGCCGGATTTGCACATAGAGAAGTAGGAGCAAGGCCTGCTACAGGTAGTGTCAACGAACAAGCAGATCCAGATGTTTTGGCCTGGATGAATCGCTTCTCTAAGTTAGGTAACATGAAGGGTTACGGCCGTTAAATTCTAAAAGCACATTAAGGGTATTACCAATGTTATCAGATGACTTAAAAGTATTATTAGCAAGCAGTTTTAGTTTTTATTTAAAAGCTACAAACTTTCACTGGAACGTAGAAGGACCAGACTTTCCTCAGTATCACGAATTCTTGGGCAATCTATATATTGAAGTATATGCATCAATTGACTTGGTTGCTGAGTATATTAGAGCTATGGATAGTTATGCCCCGGGAAGTTTGACCAGATATAGTGAATTAACTATTATTCAAGATCAGCTAATGATCCCAAAAGCCGAACTAATGATGGAAGAATTATTGGTAGATAATACCAAGATGATTGAACTATTAAATCATTGCTTTGCTGCTGCGGAAAGTGAAAATCAACAAGGTATTGCTAACTTTATAGCTGAAAGAATAGACGCACACCAAAAGCATGGTTGGATGTTACGTAGTATATTGAAGAAAACCCGAGGATGACGGGTGAAAGCCACCGATATAATTAAGGAATCGGAACATTTAGACAATCACAAAACTGAAAGTCTAAATGTTTTTGATCTTATATTAATTGATTTATGCCAATTGGTCATAGATAGACAACAGATTGACAGTAAAAAATATGGCATGGTTGGTGCCTGTGTGTTAGATAACAGCAATAAAGTTTTTGCTACTTCCACAAAATTGGACAACAAGTGGCGACATGCCGAACGTAATGCAATAGATTTGTATCGTCGTAAATATGGCGAACTATCTAAAAATTGTGTTGTTATTACCACACTAAGTCCCTGTGATAGTGATATGGATGATAGATATGGCAGTAATTGTACCAATATTATAGATGAAGCCAATATCAAGCGTGTTTACTGCGGATATGTTGATCCCACTCAAAAAAATACACTTTCTAAATTTACAGTTAAAATTACCAAAAATTTTGATATCAAAGATCTTTGCAAGAAACTTGCCTGGACATTTTTGGGCGACGAACATCACCCTGTTAAAGAAAGTTCTGTATTAACCGCAAAGCATACTAGACATATTTTTATAGAATCTCAATCACATGATTATATGGCAGGACATTGTCATGTAATGGCTATGGCACTAAAACAACTGTACCCGGACTGGCAAATTCGAGCTCGCATAGGGTGGGGAGATGAAGGCGAAGATGAAGACTATCTTGTGGATCATGTATATATTGTTTCCCCGGATGGTGCAGCATATGATTGCCGTGGTCGATTTGAAAATGAACAGGAACTTGTTGGGCCCGATGAAACTGGTGCAGAAGAAACACAACTTATAAATTACTCATTGGTAGACATTAAAGCAGACATTGCTCGCGGAGAATTAAAAAAAGTTAGCAAGCAAGATATAAAAAATGCTACAGAATTTTTTCAAAAACAAAGTATAAAAGAAAACTTTGCCGATGGCAAACATCCCGAACGTAAAGGCGACAGCGCCAGACACGGAATTCCAAAAGGCGCAACACTGGCACAGTTAGACAAAATAGGTCACGGGTCTGGTCGTAAAGCACAATTAGCCAGATGGCAAGCCAATATGAAGCGTGGTCGTGCTAAAAATGAAGATATTGAAGAAGATAAAAACACGGATACTGCTATAAGTTTAACTAGATTGGGTAAATTTCATCATGGCAAAGATGAACTCGCAGAGTTTGTTCCGGAAAGAGCAACTGCACAATATGCCTTGCATCCAGACAAGTGGGAATCAACTTTTTATAGTTTAACCAATAAAGATTCAGACAAATTAAAATACTACGGCCCAAAAAAGATTTCAATTCCGGTAGGAACTCTAGTGGGCGATATGGCCATTGCTAATAAATTTTACGGAGCAAAGACAGCAGAAGAAAAAGAACAATATGCTGAATTGTACCGTCAATCACTAAAGCCATATCCGGTTGATGTCAGCAACTATCGTATGCCCGAGTTACTGATTCCAAGGCAAGGTGTTGAAGAGGGGTGGAAAGATTCGGCTGCTCGTGGTGTAATTTATACCAGGCCAAATTTAGAAAGGGAATGGGAAGAAGCAAATCGCTACCCTGAATTTCAAAAATTAGGCAAGGATGCGTGGATTGATATTGCTAAACAAGGTAGGGCTGTTAACTGGTCATCTCTTGACAGCGTAGGTAACGTCGAGTCCGACTTATCACTTTTAGATTCCGACAAGGTAAGACGAGCAACTGTTGATGTACAGCGCAACAAGGTTGAACTACCAATTGTTGGTCGCTGGCCCGATGGTTGGCTAGATCTAATTGGCGGCAATACGCGCATTGCAACATTGCTAGATCAGGGACACGATCCTAAAGTATGGCTAGTCGATATTCCCGAAGTAGATGATTTAGAGGAAGGGTGGAAAGATTGGGTCGCTGCTGGAGCAATTGGCCTAGGCGGACTGGGTGCATTGTCGACAAATAACACACCCGATAAAGTCAACCAAATAGATAAACCCACTGTTGTTCAACCAGCGCCGGCCGAACAGCCAAAAGAAAAAGAAAAAGAAGTTACAACATTAACCACAAATAAAAAATCAGAAGAATTAGTGCAACGTGCTGCTAAAGCTGCTGGCATTGAGGGTGCAGAATTAGCACAGTTTATGGCACAAACCAAGCATGAAAGTGCTGATTTTAGCCGTATGAAAGAAGCCGGCGGGGCAAAATACTTTACTAAAAAATATGATCCTAAATATGCACCTGGTACAGCCAGGATATTGGGCAATAAGTACGCAGGTGATGGCGAACGTTATCACGGTCGCGGATATATACAGATTACAGGCAGATATAATTATCGTATAGCCGGCCAAGCACTGGGACTGCCCTTAGAAGACCAGCCGGAATTAGCTGCCGAACCCGACATAGCTGCCAAGATTGCAGTTTGGTTTTGGCAAACTCGAGTATCACCTAATGTGCAAAATTTTGACAACATAAAAGCAGTTACAAGAAAAATTAATCCAGCCATGCGCGGTTTAGAAGATCGCTATGCTAATTTTGTAGAATATAAGAAACTATTATGAAAGCCAGTGAATTTATTTTTGAAGATGAAACACAGAATTTGATCAAGCTTGACAAGCTATCCCGCAATGAAAAAGTTCAAGCGTGGATAGATGATATGTACAGCAAGTATCCTGTGTGGCCATTAAATTCCAATCAGCGTGCAATGGTGTGGGGCAAAGGCGAAGATCAGCAGTTTGGTATATTTGAGTTAAGGCCTAGTATGAGTCGACCTAACGCCGCCGAGGTTTATTGGTTTCAATCTTATCCTCATCGTCAAGGTGTGGGCACTCGCGCTATGAAAGAATTACAATCACAAGCACAACAGGCCGGTATTGGCTTAACTTTATATCCTTGGGATAAAGGTACAGTAAGTCAATCTAAGTTGACAAAATTTTACAAAAAATCCGGATTTAAACCCACAGCAAAAGGAAGTAAGAACCTGTCGTGGGAGCCTACATAAGCGTATTACCAGAATTTGACTCCCAAGTAAATACATGCTATGCTTGTAAATATTAAGGAGCTGCCATGAGCTATAAAGAAGAATTTCTGCAAAGTTGCCTTGTACTAGACACGGAAACCAATTCCGACGATTATAAGATTGCTGAAATTATTGAATCAGGATTTGTTATTAGGGAAGATGGTGATTGGACAATTTTTCAAGAACTACACAAGCCTGTTGATAGGCCCATTCCACCTAAAGTAGAATCTATTTGTTATATTACAAACAAAATGGTAGAAGACAAAACACCATTTGTCGATTCTAAAGACACATTCCAGGCAGTATTAAACGGATATTCGGGAGGATATCTTGTCGGGCATAATTATTTCTATGATATGCGTGTTTTAGAAAGACATGGGGTTGATATTGTAAATCACGAACATATTTGTACATGGCGTATGGCAAAAAAACTATTTGGTAATATGCCCTCAATTGAAGAAACAAATCTACCTTATCTAAGATTTGCTTTGAGTCTAGATATACCAATTGAGCTTGTGTGTCATCGAGCCGGTAATGATTCTTTTATTACTGCAAAATTGCTAGAACTACTGGTCGATATACTGGAAGAGCAGGGCGAAATTGATCAATCACAGCCATATGGCCCGCAAATTCTAAACTGGGCATCCGCACCTATTATTTACGAACGTATGCCGTTTGGTAAACACCGAAATGAGAAAATGAAGGATGTACCGAAATCGTATTGGGCCTGGGCAATGAATAATACAGATTGGTTTAACGAAGATGCGGACAATTATGATCCGGATTTAGCAGCAAGTATCAACGCAGTGCTATAATTAATTTCCGTTATTGTTTCTACTGCCAACCATTGTTGATGGCGCAATCATATTAGACACATTAGGAGAATATCGCTGAACATTCTTATCGTATGGGAGGCCGGCACGAGCTAGTGCATATTGTTTTCCGCGATATCCTGCAGATTGTATCTTGCCCGGTTTTGGTTGATTGGTATACTCGGGCTGTGGTTTAGTGGTAGGTTTCTTAAAAATAGGCACTACTTCGTCACTAAACCATTCTTTAAAGAATTTCTCGTAGTATTTGTGGTTTTTTTCTTTATACTTGACATCTTCTGGATTATAGTACCTATCATAATCCTTGCCAGCTTCTAAGTAAAATCTTGCAACAACATCGGTTGGTGATTCAGTTAAAAATTCGTTTATTTTCATAATGCTATTTATCAAAGTAATATATTTTTTAAATATTAATTTCATAAACACTTCACGTAAAATATTTGACTTATAAATAACATGTAAATTAAAATAGTATTTAACCAACATTAAAAGGATTATCTATGAATTCAGCACTAGTTCCAATCGTAGTTGAACAAACCGCCCGAGGCGAACGGTCCTATGACCTATACTCTCGTTTAATGAAAGAGCGTGTTATTTTCTTTAGTGGTACCGTTGAGGCCAATATGTGCAACTTGTTGGTTGCACAAATGCTATTTCTAGAAGCAGAAAGCCCAAGCGAACCTATCCACATGTATGTTAATTCTGGTGGCGGATCAGTTTATGACGGCCTAGCAGTTTACGATCTTATGCAATATATCAAATGCCCTGTTTATACCTATGTTACAGGTATTGCAGCATCAATGGGCAGTTTTATTGCACAAGCAGGTGAACCCGGACACAGGTATCTACTACCTAGGTCTATCACAATGATTCATCAACCAAGTTCAGGCACACGCGGTAAAGTTTCCGATATGGAAATTGATTTGATTGAAAGTCTTCGCATTAAGAAAGAAATGACTGAACTGTATGTTAAGCACAATTCCAAGGGTGTAACATACGACCGATTTATTGAACTTATGGATAGAGATCGTTGGCTAACAGCACCGCAGGCATTGGACCTCGGCCTTGCTGATCAAATTATCGAAAAACGACTTTAATTTTAAAAAGGGGCATTAAAATGTGCCCCTTTATTAATTACATCCCATATAACATCTTTGATTTTGGGTAAATATATTACTATGTAAGGAATAATATATGAAAACACCGTCAAAGTTTTTACTAAGCCTTGAAGCAATAAGAGCACTATACGAATATGGGCTTGGTATAATTTTAAATTTTCCCTTACAAATTATATCCCCAAGGGGTGATGGTCACCCTGTTATTGTGATACCAGGACTGGGGACAGCCGATACATCAACTTATTATGTTCGGGCTTTTTTAGGTAAGCTTGGATACAAATGTTATACATGGGGGCAAGGAAGAAATCTAGGACCCAGAGACGGATTTGATACTTTACTAAACCGGTTAATTAATCATGTTGAAAAAATATCAAATTTATATGATGGGCAAAAAGTCAGTGTAATTGGTTGGTCATTAGGTGGAATTTATGCTAGAGAAATAGCCAAAATGAGACCAGATCTTGTCAGGCAAGTTATTACATTGGGTACACCATTTAAAAACAAAGAAGCAGGTACCAATGTTGGATTTTTGTACGAACTACTAAGCAAAGATAAAAGTCACCAGGATCCGGAGGTTATCGAAAGACTCGGCGTTCCACCTCGAGTACCGTTTACATCAATGTACAGTAAAACAGACGGTGTTGTGCATTGGCATTCTTCCCTAGAAGAAGAATCACCAATATCTGAAAATATTGAAATACCCGGTGCCAGTCATCTAGGCCTAGGACATAATCCAATATCAATATATATCATTGCAGATAGGCTAGCACAAACACAAGAATCTTGGACATTATACAAGAAATAAAAATACATTTGACATAATAAAGTAATTTTGTTATAATTTATTATAGGATAATAATTTATGAAAAACAAAGATCTTTATGTGCCAATGAATCAATTAATTCGTGATAAAGATACATCTTGGACATTTACTTACATTGATATTCCCTACCATGAAATTGCAAGACGCAGAATTGTACTTTGGTGTCATGAAAATCTTGAAGGTCGCTGGACAATGCTGGGCGGAAGCAAATTTGGATTTGAAGACGCAACAGATGCAACTGTATTTAAAATACAATTTGGTTTAAACAGTTAATAACTGTAAACACATTAAAATAATGATCAACATTTCTCGATATATCTTTCTAGGATATGATCCAACATCGACTCTCAGATATGAGTTAACAGAAGCTGAAGTAATTCCCGATGGAGATTCTGTAAATGAAAAAAGAAAAATAGATTCAGCAGTAAAAAAATACTCCTCGATGGAGAGGTATGAGAATATTCCTCTTCCGGGATTTACCATGTTTAAGACAAATAAAAAAAGCTGGAGTTCGGCTGAACAAACATGGTTGATCATTGATCCACGGGGTTTTTTAGTTAGAATTTCAAACGAAAATTTAGAAAATATCCTACATGTTTCGGGTATCACAGAGGGACTGATACAAGAAAAATGCGTATGGGCAAGAGCCGATAACGGAACCAAGATGACATTGATTCCTGTAAGTTCTCCAAAATATATCGCTGCTGTAAAAAATACTGAGCTTATCGAAGGCAAGGTAGATATGAAAGATGTACAGATAGGTGATACAGTAATTCTTCAAAATGAATTACAAGGCATTTATATGGGCACAGTTTCATTATACGGCACCGTTATAAGTCATAATTCCAAGGAAGACTATAAAGCACAAACATTTCTTCGCAGAGGAGTTATTGAAGTAACTCCGGGAAAATATCATTATCAGGCAGATTTAAAAATTCTTAAGGTTATTGCTCCTGCTGTACAATCCCTCACTCGAGAAGCATCGGTAGATACAATGAATAAAAATATCAAATCAGGTTTGGCATTTTTTACTTCCGGAAAAAACATGACAATGGGCTATTTTACAACTCGCGGGCTAGTTAAACATATTTCTGTTCATGCAGTCTCAAAAGTACCAATATCATTTGAAGAAATTGACTTTGACGAAGCAACAGCACTATTTAATCAAGCTCAATCTGTAGGTGACTTTGGTTCACTACTATTAGAAAATTCCCGAGGCAATTACTTGGTAGATTTTCAGCCTAATATTTTTTCAAGGAAGCAGTTTACTTCAAAGACATTTGAAGTTTGTGAGTTAAAAAATAAAATAGATAAAACTGAAAAACTTACGCTAAAAGAAGCAAGAAGTTCAATCTTCAACTCTAAAAGCATGTTACTTGATCAATATAGTCTTAGCGATTTTGACAAATACTATAAAATAGTAAAGCATATTAAAAACGAACAATACACTTAAAGGAAAATAAATGACCAACAATATTGATCTAAATCGTTACAAGGATTTTGTAGCAGAAGTTACCAGCAGCCCCAGCAATAGTCTAACAGCATTCATGGATCGCTGCGATGAACTTGATATTAACGATCAAGGCCCTCAAATTAATGTTCCATTATTGCTTACATCTGCACTGGGTTTAGCATCTGAAACAGGTGAATTTTGTGAAATTCCAAAGAAAATGTTTTTCCAAGGTAAACCACTTACCGAAGAAAATTTATTTCACATGAAGCGTGAACTAGGCGATGTGCTTTGGTACTGGACTAATGCGTGTCGCGCACTAAATCTAGACCCAAATGATGTTATTGCAGAAAATGTAAAGAAATTACAATCTCGTTATCCGGGAGGTATGTTTAATATCTATGACTCGGAAAATAGAAAAGAGGGTGATATCTAATTTGTAATTTTTATGGACCTACAAGTACATGTACGCGATGTTTCCGACGAAGATGCCAATATTATGATAGATTATTGCTATGATAACAATATAGTAACAGAATCAGTCTTTTATGTCAGCGACAGTATATCAGATGTGGGTTCTATGACCTTTACATTTTCTAAGACAGAGGATGTGTTACTTTTTAAATTGAAATTTAATTGTATATGAAAGGATAACAGCGTGAATATATATAAAACACTAGCAAAGAAATTTTCTTCACAAACATCACAGGGACTTTGCCCAAAAGAAGAGTATATAATATCGGATGATATTAGTAATCATAATAATGGTATGCGCTTTACAATCTATGATGCGACCGGCGGAAAAGTAGTTCAATTTTCTCAATATGACAAAGTGAAAGATCGGCATTATTCATCTTTATACATTATCAGGGACGAGGATAATATGGGACAAGAGCTTTCTCAGATCATACTGAGAGAACAATTGTCAAAATAAGTAACATGGACATTACAGACAAAAAATGGTCAGTGCGTTTGCTAAAAATGGCAAAGGATATAGCATCTTGGTCTAAAGATACCTCAACAAAGGTGGGTGCGGTTATTACTACAGCTGATGGCAAGCCCATTTCATGGGGATTTAATGGTATGCCTATGGGTATCAATGACGATGTTCCCGAACGGCATATGCGCCCTGAAAAATACAAATGGATGTGCCATGCCGAAAGAAATGCAATGGATTTGGCTTCCAGGAGTGATCTATCTGACTGTGTAATGTTTGTAACATTTGCACCATGTGCAAATTGTGCACAATCGATAATTCAGCGAGGAATAAGAACTGTTGTAATTGATGCCAATTACACAGTTGATAAAGTGCCCGCTCACTGGACAGAGGAAATGACCACAGCCAATCAAATGATGGTAGAAGCCGGGGTTAATATAATTCCTATAGAGTTAATTCATCATTGACTATAGCACGTATTAGTAATAAAATCTAGATTCACTATTCACAAACTTTTAAAATGAAGAAGCATACAACTCCTGAACAAATGCCTGTGAATCTTAAAGAAAAAAACGCAGTTCATGATTTTAGAATTACAATTCGGGATCGAGATCATTTTTACAAGCTCGTAAACTGGCTTAATGAAAATGTAGGTAAAGGAGAAGATAACTGGACTATGGAAGGTCGCGTGTTAAGGGCGTTAAAACAGGGCAAAAGTGTAAGTCCAAAAATTTATATTTTTCGTGAAGACTTTGACACAACATCATCATTATACCTTAGTTTACTATAATGCACTATTCTTCAGAATTTTTATCTCATAGTAATGGCGCAGCAGTGGTTGCGCTAAAATATGTTGAAAGTATGCGATATCCCGACGGAGAAGATGCAACTTTAGATAAACTACAGGATGATTTACATTTTGAGATTGTAATGATTTCGGGAAAAGAATACAGAATTTCTGTAAGGGACAATTTTGAACATTTGACAAGCGAAGAATTAGCTGATGCTATGAATTCAATATATAATAAATGGCGTTATATCATTTCAGGGAAAAAATAATGAAAGTTAAGAAAAATTGTGTTGTTGGTGATCCGGTAATGCTTGACAGATATACATCTGACTGGGCTTCAGTTCGATTACATCCGATAACTTTCTATCGCCGCTTAGATGTATTTCGCAAGAGTCTCAAGAAAGTCAAGGGACTTTATGCCGAGATTGATAGCGGACAATTTGTTTCCATTCGTTTTTCAGAACAAGACGATGTTACGGCATTTTACAAAACTCACAAAGAGTATGTATAACAAAAAATACATACAAATACAAAAATCAATTTCCCCGATACTTATGTAATTAGATACAGCCGTACATTACTTTTACCATACACCCAGAAGTAGAATTTACAGAATAATGCTGTCAGCAATTCTGCTCAGCCGTTGATTCTTACATAAATATAAAAACAAAAAGGTAATATATGCACCCTTTCTTAGATTTAAATAAATTAACAGATGAAGATATTATTGATAGATTAGGCAAGGCCTACAGTTTCATGAATGCACAAACAGCGTTAGGGCACAGTGCCACAGTACAAAGTATCAAAGAAGTTGTTCAGTCTCTAGAGGATGAGAGACATAGCCGTATGCAAAAAATAGTAGACGAAGAGCATAAAAGAAAAAATCCAGACGATAAAAAAATAATCGAGCTAGGCAAATTAGAAGAATAAGGAACATACGGTATGCTAAAAAAGGGTAAACATATTATTAAGAGTTATATGACTCTTAAATATAATTTTACCGGTATTAGATTACACGAAGGGTATCTAGGACCAGTAGATTGGGAATTAACCGTAGATTTAATTGTCCCGGATAAAAAAAATAAAGAAAAAGATGAAATAGAACAAAAAGCCGGAGTAATATATCAGAAATTATATTTTTGGCTAGATACTAATTTACCAAATGTCATAATAGTTGATGTTAATAACGAAGATGATCTTTACGTAGCTAATTTATCTTCTAACCTCATGATGTATTGTCCCAGTGCACCAAGTGACGACTTGATTATACAATTATTACATTCCAAATTATCTTCTCTTACCAGTCAAGAATTGATTATAGCCGAAATGAAATTAAAAGGCAGTGACTCTACACTTCAATATACATTTGACTCTCAAGATAAAGAATATTTATTGCCCAGTAAAACAGAAGAGTATTACCCGGAAGGCACAGCAAGAGATTCAATTCCGTGGTGGTCTAGAGATGACGGGTTTTGTTTTGAATTTATTAGACCGGCTGACACAGAAGTTCCCGACGAGGAATTATTTAAAGATATTTGCGATCCACTCAGTGAATTTTATAGAATTATAAAAGAAACTTCGGAAGATGATATTGGTATGATGAAGGAACCGGCCAGAATTGTTCAGGTAGAAAAATGGAAGCCAAAGAAAGTCGAGTAAAAATTAATAAGTATGGTCAGGCTATACTTTCTAGTGATAATTTGAGAAATCTTTTACTTCAGGGAAAGAGTATAAGTCACTTAAATATTGTTCGTGATGATGAAATTGTTTTATTTCAGGCGCATCAATCAGAGCTGTTATCAGAAACAATTACATTTTTAGATGAACCCGAAGAAGTTTTAAGCTTTGATGAATTCCATGAAAAATGTGCAGAGGAATGGATATTCCCCGCTATCTATCAACAAATTGACGTAAAAACTTGGTTACTTGATAAATGTAAAACACAACAAGAAGTTGATCGCGTGGGAGAGGAATATAAACTATTTGAGGAGCGTAATTTAATTATGTTACTTCGGTTGTTTATATTTTTAGTTAATTACATGAGAGAAAATAAACTTATGTGGGGTGTGGGAAGAGGCTCAGCAGTTTCTTCCTTTTGTTTATACTTAATAGGCATACATCGTGTGGATTCGTTAAAGTATAATTTAAATATAAAAGATTTTTTAAAATAAAGGAGTGAAAATATGTCTCGTCATACAAGTTATCGTGGTACAACTATTGATATGGATTCTATTCGAAGGGAAAACGAAAAAGTCCCTGCGGTTGGTAATGCGCAGGCAAATGCAAAAGGTGACATGATCCGCGGCGGCCAAGTAACAAAGACCGCCGATGAAATTGCACGTGAAAGGGGTAGAGTTCAGTCTGCTATTATAAATACCGGATTAAAAGGTCCAGTTCCGGCAGCAGAAGATATTTCTTTGGATAAACCGAAGTCAACTCGCACGCCTGTAGCAGTGCCTGTAAAGAAAACTAAAGAGGTAGAATTACCGTCCGGTGACATAGTTATTGAGGATGATAACAGTGATAATTAACGCACTAAAGGGCAAGGTTCTTGTAACTGATTTGGAAAGAGGCTCTCGTGTTGTCGGTGGTATTATTATACCGGATGACAACGGTAAGAGTGCTGGCATTCGCCCAAGATGGGGAAGAGTGTTTTCTGTTGGTGAAGATGTAGTTGACGTAAAAAAAGATCAATGGATTTTAATTGAAAATGGTCGCTGGACCAGAATGCTAAAAGTCACTGATGAAACTGGTACAGAAACTCAGGTGTGGGGCGTTGAGTGGCCCAAAGCAGTGATGTTGGTATCTGATGAAGATCCTGAAGGTGTTATATTTTCTGAGTGGACTTGACAATTTGTCTCCAGTCATTTATACTTATAACAATAAAAGGGATAATGTGTGAAAAAACTTTGGACAGAATTGTACAGGCCAAATAATCTTAAAGATTATGTCTTTAAAAATCAATCTCAAAAACGTCAAATAGAAAAATGGATTAAATCTGGAGCACTACCGCATGTATTGTTATCTGGTGCTCCGGGAACAGGTAAGACAACACTTGCAAAAGTATTATTAGCCGAGCTCAATATCAATGCATTTGATATCATGGAAGTAAATGCATCGCACGATAACGGTGTAGATTTTATCCGAGACAGCATTATACGATTTGCCGAAACAATGGGCTATGGTGATTTTAAATATATACTGCTTGATGAGGCTGACTATCTTAGTGTAAATGCACAATCGGTATTGCGTAACACAATGGAAAGATATTGCAGTAATGTGAGATTTATACTTACCTGCAATTATCCACATAAAATTATCCCTGCGATTCAATCGCGAACCGAAACAGGTCGTATGCACATTGATAAGTTAGACAGAGACGAGTTTACACTTCGAATCTGTAACGTATTGATAACGGAAAATGTTGAATTTGATATGGATGTAATTGATCATGTGGTTCAGTCCACATATCCGGACTTGCGTCGAGGAATTAGCATGATTCAGGCAAATTCTCACGAAGGTAAGTTACATATGCCGGAATCTAGTGAAAATGTAAATGACTACAGAATTGACATGATTGCGCTATTTAAATCCGGTATGTACAAGGAGGCAAGAGAGTTGATTTGTACACAAATTACAGTAGAGGAGTATGAAGATATTTTTCGATTCATGTATCAGAATCTTGAAATATGGGGCGAAGATAATGATCGGCAAAACAAAGCCATACTTGCTATCAGGGACGGGCTAGTAAAACACACCAGTTGCGCCGACCCAGAAATAAATTTATCAGCAACTCTAGCAGAACTTGAAATGATTGCAAAGGGAATAGTATGAGTAAAGAAAAAGTGTTTATTGTATTATCCCATAAAAATAGTCTAAAGAAGGGCAGTAAAACTGAGTGGGAACTCACTGAAACAATTGAATTTGTAAATCAACTTAGGAAAAAGCATACATCAATGTCTAGTGCAATTGGTGACTACCTCAATAAAAAGATGATCACAGGTGCTAGAATTGGTATGGGCGAGTATGATACATTTGACAAGTATATTCGATCAAAGTATGAGGAACAGCTTTTAAAATTAGATGCGGTATATAAATCCACAAATAAATCTCCGAGGCAAATTACTGATAGTTTTGGTAACACAAGACCGGTAACTGTATTTGACGTTTAATCTAACAAGATACGGATACAACAATGAACAAACAACGCTTGATACTTACTGACTGTGATGGCACAATACTTGATTGGAATAAAGCGTTTGAAGAATTTATGTATAAAAAAGGGTACCCTAAAGTTCCTGATACCGATCAAGATTATAGTATTGTTGTGAGACACAATGTATCAGCACAGCAGACCAACGAGTTTATAAACGAATTCAATGAAAGTTCTCTAATTGAAACATTAGAACCGTTTGCGGACTCAGTTGAGTATATTAAAAAACTTTCGGATAAGGGTTTTAAATTTATAGCAATAACCAGTGTGGGTAATTTGCCACAAATACACCAGTACCGAACACAAAATTTAAAAAAATTATTTGGTGATGTATTTAATGAAATACATTGTTTAGCATTAAATACATATAAAGAGGATGTGCTGACCAAATGGGCTGATAAAGCCTATTTTTGGATTGAGGATCATAAAAATCAAGCCGAAGCCGGTCACAGGGTGGGGTTAAAATCAATCTTGATCAATCATCCGTATAATGTAGATTACACCAATAATTCATTTACAAAAGTAAGTTGTAAAACACCATGGGAAGAAATTTATAAAATTGTTTGTGAAGACTATAACTTAGAGCCATAAAAAGAGCTTGTTCCCGGAACAAGCTCTTTTATTTTAAGCTAGCTTAATCCTCGCCGTAGATTCCTAAAACTTCACCCACAAGCGGATCACGTTCAATGTGCTGTCTTTCAAATCTGCACACTGATATTGATTTGGTGTTATTTAATTTGAGACGCTCCAGGAAATCTAAAAGACCGTTCTTTTCAAATCCTCGATCGTGTTGTTTTAAATCACCCGTAATTGTCATAAAACTACCATCGCCGATACGAGTCAGTAACATCTTCATTTGATCCGGCGTACCGTTCTGCATTTCATCAGCAATTACCCATGAATATTTAAATGTTCTACCTCTCATGAATCCTAAAGGTGCAATTTCTATCGTGCCTTCTTCCATCATGCGTTTTGTTTCTAATAATCCGTAATATTCCTCAAACACATCAAATATTGGGCGAGTCCAGGGTTCCATCTTTTGATTTAAATCGCCAGGCAAGAATCCGTGCTTTTCATCTACACTCACAGCTGGGCGAGTTAATATAATTCTCGAGATTTCCCCCTCTCGAAGTGCCTTAATTGCTCTTAATACAGCAAGTAATGTTTTTCCTGTACCGGCCGGACCAACAGCAAATACCATTCTTTTTTCTAAAAGAGCTTCTACGTAAGCTTCCTGTGCTGTGTTGCGCGGAAGCAGTTCGACCTTTTTATAATTTTTCTTGCCTATCTTGACAACATTAGACATTTGTTGGTCCTGCGGTGTACGTTGTGGCGAAGGCTTCGCCGTTCTGCGATTTT